ATGCTGACCGATCCGGTTGTGTTGAAGATGTAAACAGACGTGCTAGCGCTTTTGACCATTGACAACGGCGCCGTGCTTGCACCATTGGTCCATCCAGACCCGCCAGTAACAAGCGAGCTTGCAAAGCCGCCAAGAATGTTGGAGTTGTTATCCCCGTGAAAATCATAGGTCGTGCTATCGCCAACAATAAATTGGAGCCCTGTAGTTGTTGTAAACTGAATTACAGACACAAAAGATCGCACCGTTGATATCTTGCTTTGAAGTTCAAGATATTGCGCGGAAGTTGAAACCATGCACGACTTGCCGTTTACAGTTCCGGCTGTTGGTCTATTTGAACTTGTCGCTTGGCTTGCCGTGCGGCCGTTGCCTGACTTGTCAGTGATTTGTGAAATAACGCCACCTGACGCGGTAAGCGTTGTTGAGTCGGCAAAATCAAGCCACAGCGATGCAGTAAGCACGGCCGGCGACCACGAGCCGACTCGCGCGCCAGGGGTGAGCGTGGTGGCGCTGGTTGCCCAGGCCACGCCATTCGATCCGATCCCGCTGCTTCGCGCGCCAGGGCTCAGCGTTGTAGATGTGGTCGCCCACTGCTTGCCTGCGGCCACACTGCGACTGTCGGTAGCAATGCCTGCCGCTAGCGTTGTTCCCCCAGTCCTCCACATCTTCCCCATGGCCACCACCAGCCCCCGTGGCTCGCTTTTGAACTCACAGACGACCGTGAACACATCAAGGTGTTCATCGACCACCTGGGGGCGGCTGGCGTAAAGCCAGGCGTGGCCTGATGAGGTGAGATCAGCGGCCAGGGTGGTGGTGTTGAATCCAAACGGATCAAAGCCAGACCGCTGTCCTTGGTAGTGGGCCAGGATCGCCAGGAAGTTGGCCTCGGTGATATTGGTAAACGTGAGCTGCAGCCGCCGGCCGATCTGCGCCGATCCCTGCCTGATGCGCGACTCGGCCCCGTTGAGGCTGGTGATTGCCGATACGGGCCAAGCGCCCGGGGTGATCGGCGCAGCTGATGGAGACAGGGAAGGGAAGGTAGCCATCAGGTTGGGATTGTGAGTAGCGTGCCCGGAACAAGGCCCCAGTTATCTAGGCCCATTAACCAGGAGTTGGCCGCCTTGATGTCATTGGCTCTTGCGGTTGTGCCGTACATCTTCTGCGAGATGCTGGCCATGGTGTCGCCTTCCATGACCCTGTAAAGCTTTGCGTTTACTGTTGGGCCTGCTGTGCCGGTGCTGGTTGAGCAGGAATACGAAGTGGCTTGGATTGAAAACTCACCGCCGCGGCCATCAGCTCTCATGGGAATTTCGTACGCGATCTGCGAGCGCCCCCCAGTGGCCGGATCATTCCAGTCGACTCTGTACCGGGGCCAGCCGCCAGGGCTACCGTTGCCGGCCACATTATTGCCAGGGAAGTAGTTGCCCACGTAGGTAACGCTGGGAAACCCGGTATTAGATGTAAAATGAATTGTTTCGTCGTAGAAGATATTAAAAATATCAATGAAGTAGGTTTTGTAAAATCCAGTCACCCGGTTGTACCCATAGGGACACCTGTAATCCCCACCCAGCGCATTGGTGCCGGTGCTCGGCCCGATGGGTCCGCCGCTGTTGGCGAACTGCCTGGCGCCACCTTCGGCTGGCCCCGCTGGTGAATCGGTGGGCGCCGCACCGCCAAAGGTGCCACCGCCGAACAGATCAATGAACTGCCCGGTCGCCGCCCAATAGGTGCTCGATGCTCCGCCGCCGGTGGCTTGGCCGCTGATTGGTGTTCCGCTGGTGGATTTGGTTGGCACGGTGGTGCTGGTTGAAGCCCCGGCGATGTCACAGCTGCCGCCGGTGCGGTTGGAGCTCAGCGTGGTTCCAGGTGCCGTGGCATTGGCCACCGCCAGCGCGATCAGGGATTGGCCGCTGGAGTTCACGGGGAAGTGGGAAAGGCTCAGCGTCTCTTCACCGCTGAGCGAGTGGCCGATTGATTCCACCTGATAGACGCGGTTGATCCTGCCGACCGCTTCGCGGCTGGTTTCAACCGCCAGGTAGAGCTGAACGATGTCACCCTCGGCGATCGTGCCGGTCTGGCTCCCAGGCTTCAGGCGAACGGTTGCGGTGTGAGTACTCAAAGTGCGCCTGGCGTACAGGTAGGCGCCGACCTTCGCCGCGTGGTTTTCGGTGGTGGCGTACTGCGAAAGGTCGTGTTGCTCGACCGGCCCCGAGGCGTTCTGATCGCCCACGGTGAGCGTGCGCACGATTGGCACATCGGTGTCGTCGGCCTGCTGGCGCCACAGCATCGCCATCGCCACCGGCCGCCGGCTGGCGGCTTCGGCGTAGTCCACCTGATAGCTGCCGGGAATGATCGCCGCTTCGGTCAGCACCCATTCCGGGGTGATCGCGCCGGTGTTGATGGCGCCACTGGTGACCGGCAGCAGGGGCCGCAGGCCGAACTTGCCGCCCACCTTTGTCTCACGCAGCAGGAAGTCGGGCAGGATCTTGATCAGCCAATCCCCCAGGTTTCCCGAGGCGCCAAACTGGCCGTTACACCACAGGCCCACCGTCTCCAGGAACAACGCAGCGCTGGCCAGGCTGGTCAGGTCGATCATTGCGCCTGGCACCCGGCCCGAGCGCTGCAGCGCCCACAGGATCAGATCGGCCAGGTTGTCGCTGCTGTCCACCGTGGCGTCGAGCAGCCGGCCGCGCTCGATGATCATGCCGCCGCGGATGAAGATGTTCCAGCCGGTGCGCCAGTCGTCGGACCCGCCGGTGAAGGTGTTGCCAGCTTCAAAGGTGGACAGGCCCTGGTAGTTGCCGCCGCCGCCGGTGAAGTTTGTGGGAGTCCAGCTGTAGCCGGTCTGCGCAGTTGCGAAATTGCCGGGCACGAACGTGCCGGCTCGCTGGTTGTAGTTCTGGGAGAAGGTGCCGATCCGGCACTCGCCCAGCCGCACATCGCGCCGCTGGATATCAGGCATCCGCCCGTCGCCCAGCACCATGTGATACCGGCTGGTGACGGTGGTGGCGTTGTTCTCGAACCGCGCTTCGGTGGCCTTCGGGAAGATCAGCACCCCACCAACCACGCCGCGCCGCCGGCCGAACACGATCGGGATCGGCTCACCCACCACCATGGCGGCCTGGGGGATGTTCAGCGGCGAGTTACCGGACGCTGCGGCGGCGTTGGCCGGTGGGGGCAGCTTCCCTGAGTTGGCGCCCTCGAGCGCGCTGCTGCTGATCCAGCCGTTGAGCGGTCGGCCGTTCTTGGCCAGGTAATCCTTCAGGCGTCCGTCGAGGGTGGTCATAACCGGCAAGGAACCCCAATCAGTGGCGTGATCGCCGTGCGCGGCGGGAACTGCGCGCCAACCGGCGACAGTGCCGAACCCAGCTTCCAGGTCATGGTGGTGAGCGTGGCTGATGCGCCGATCACTTCGCCGACGCAGCTGGCGGCCAGCACATAGGCGGCCGGTGGTGCGGTGGTGCCCTGCTCTTCGTCGAATTGAATCACCCGCACCTGCGCCACCCACGGGCCCGCCAGGGCCGCCTCAGTCACGCTCAGCACCGATGGCACCGCCGGCAGGGTGAGGGTGGCCTGCTCGCCCGTGGCTTGGCCGCTGGCGATGCCGCTCCAGTCGAACTGCTGATAGGTCCAGGATTGGCTGTCCCAGGTGGTGATGGCGTCGATCCAATAGCTCTGCCACCGCGCGAAGACGGTGCCGATGCCATCGCCCAGGGAAACGAACGCAGCCTGTCCCGTAGCCATCAGGCACCACCCATGGCGATGCGCCCGGCGGGGGTGCGCAGCTGGCCGAGCACGCCAGCCGCGGTGGCACGCATGGCCTGCTCCAGGTCAGCCATGCTCACCCATTGGCTGCCATCCGGCATCTGCAGCACCTCGCCGGTTTTGATGGTGATGTTGGGGACACCACCACCGGCGCCGGTCCGCGCATGATCGATCACGGTTTCCCGCGGGTGCAGCATCGCCATGAAGCCGCCTTGCCCGTCAAGGCCGCCGCTGCGGGGGGCGTTGCCGGTGTAGCCGCCGCCGGCGAAACTGGGCACCGACACCATGCCAAAGGTCGGAAGCTGGGGTAGTCGTAGCCGGCTGGCCACATTGTTGACGGCGTTGATCATCTGATTGACGGCACCCAGGAACCCGTTGATCACCTGGGCGCCGAACTGGAGCACGCTGCGCAACACGCCTTTAATGGCGCCGGCAGCGGCTTCAAACGGCTTGACCAGCGCACTGGCGACACTGCTGATGGACTTGCTCACCCAGTCCCAGATGGCGCCGATGCCGTCGCGGATCGTCTTGCCGATGGCGCCGACTACCTTGCCAATGTCGTCGCGGAATTGATAGATCAGGATTCCCGCGGCTCCAAGCGCGGCGCCAATCAGCAGCGGCCAGCCGACGATGGCGGTGGCGAACGCTGCCAGGCCAGCCGCCAGCGGCCCCAGGGCGCCAAGCCAGCCGGCGATGGTGGCGCCAATGGCCAGCCCCTGGAACGCGCCGAGCACCGTGATCACGCTGGCAACAATGGGAGCCAGCACCGTGAAGCTGATCGCCAGCAGGGCCAGGCCACCAACGATGGCCTGGATCGGCCCGGGCAGCTTGCTGAAGCCATCCACCACCAGGGTGAGCACGGTGGCCACGGCGTCGAGCGCCGGCAGCAGTGCCACGGTGATGCCAGCCGCCAGGCCGCCAACCTTGCCGCCGAGCGTGGCCAGCTTGTCGTTGTATTCGTCGGCCTTCTGCGCAAAGGCGGTCGTCATCTTGACGCTCATTGACTCAATCGCCTTGCCGCCTTCATTCAGCATCGGGATCATGTTGGCCCCGGCCTTGCCGAATAGATCCAGCGCTGTGGCGGTCTTCTCAACGCCATCAGGCATAGCCTTGAACTTGTCGGCGATCTCCAGGGTCACCTGATCAGCGCTCTTGAGATTGCCGGCGGCATCCTTGGCGCTAATGCCCAGGCGATCCAGGGCGGGGCCCACCCTGTCGCCCTTGCCGCCAATGTTGAACAGGCCTTTGTCCAGCTTCACCAGGCTGTTGGCCACTGCGTCGATATCGGTGCCGCTGGTGGCCGCCGCCTTTTTAAACTTCGCCAGGGCCTCGACGCTCACACCGGTGCGCTGGGCCATGTCGTTCAAGGCATCGCCAGCCTCAATCGTCTTGCCCACCAATGCCGCCAGGCCGCCCACGGTGGCCACCGGCGCCAATGCGCCCAGCGCACCACCGAGCGGTCCAATCCTGCTGGTGAGCGAGTTTGCTGCGCCTTCGACTTGTTTGAACTTCCCCTGCAGCGCGGTCACCTGCTCGGCGCCGGTGACGCGAGTGGCGATCCTGAGCAGCGCGTCCATATTGGCGGCCATCAGCGCTTCGCCCCCTGAATCAGGATCTCGGCTTCGATCACCTGCACGTCTTCCACGACCTGGCTCAGGTTCTCTACTGAAAACAGGCTACCGATGGCGAGCAGGGCGCCATAGTCCAATCCGGCCCGGCCGTTCATGCTGATCCGCCATTGGGTCTGGCAGCGGATGAACAGGCGCACCGCCTCCCAGTTCTCCGGCCACACCTCGAAGTGCTCCGGCTCGGTCAGCTCCGGCGGCAGCTCAAGGCCCCACGCTGCTGCCGATTCCTGCAGGTCATCGGTGCTCCCAGCGCCGCTCAGCCAATGCCGCGCGGCGCCTTGGAGTTTCCCCGCTTGCCGCCCTCCAGGCTTTCGCCCCAGGCTTCCACGATGGCGGCGGCCACGCCTTGGATCCTCAGGAACTTGTCTGCAGCCGCTGCGGTGAAGTCGATCGGCTCGCCGTCGTCATCGGTCACACCAGACCAACCCACCAGCACCTCGGCGGCGATGGCGCGGGCCGTTACACCCTCGAGGCTGGCATCGTCTTCGCCGCGCTTGAGAAGTGCCGCCCGCTTGGCTGATGCCACCAGCAGGTAATCGATCCGCTCCTGATCCAGGAAGGCGAACTGAGCGGTAAAGCTGTAGCGGGTGCCTGCCAGTTCGCCGGCGACGGGCCAGGGGTAACTGGTGGCGGTGGAGAGCTTGAAGCCCATGTGGTGAGGTGTTCGGAGTGAGAAGCCTGAGCCGCTTGGTTCAGGTGAAAGCGATCGAGATTTCGTCGCTCGCACCGGCGGAGTGCAGTGCCACGAATGGGATCTGCAGGCCAGCCACGCCGCGCAGGTCAGCCGGGACCGGCGGACCGAAGTTGGCAAGCGGGATGCTGATGCCCACCCGGTTGCCGGCGACAGTGCCGTGCGTGAAGGTGATTGCGCTGGTGGTGCCAGCGATGGCGAGCGCGTAAAAATCCTTGGTGCTCAGAGCGTCAGGCCGCTCGATGGTGATGGAACCCTCCACCATCCGATCCGTGATGCGCACCTGCTTGGTGCAGCCGGCATGGTCGAAGAACTCCACCTGGTTGCCAATTGAGCAGCTGAACTCAGACACGCAGGCCGACAGGCCAGCCACCGTGACCGTCGGGGTGTTGCCGGCATCAAAGGCCACCGGGGCCGCCTGGTTGGTGTAGGTCGGCGTAGGGAAGGCCACGTCCGTCGGAGGGACGTAGATCCCGGTCATGGTGTAGTCGAACCGGGGGAACTGGCCAGCCTGGAAGGAGATGTCGAACGTACCCCGGGCACCCAGGCCCTGATGTTTGTTGCCGTCCCAGTTGTGGTGCAGCTCGCAGCTTTCCGGCGTTGTGCTGATTGGGGTGTAGGTAACCGACGTTGAAGGTACGGTCGCGGCGTTGAAACCGCAGGCGCGCATCAGCGGGTCGAACTTTGGCGCGGTTCCGGCGGTACCAGAGCCAGCCGCCTCGATGCCGAACTTCAGGCCCATCTTCCGCTGGGCGATCACGCGCGAACGCACCCGGCCAAACGTGGAGTCGATTAGCTCGCGCTCCAGCAGTTCGCCATCGAGTGGGGTCAGATCGGCATCGAGCACCAGCAGAGCATCGGTGCCGGCTGCGCTAGGGCTGACCCCGTAGGTGACTTCCGTCTTGACCATCAGGATCTGCCGCTTGTTCGATGCCATCGGTCGTTACCTCGGGAAATTCAGCGGGGGGTTGGTTGACCCATTTGCCATCAACCAGCAAGAAGCTGCCAGCGGTGGTGGGCCAAGGGGGGAGATCAGCGGTCATGCCGTCAGATCGGAAAGAAGGGTCCGATACCTCACAGAATAGGAAGAGCTCAGAATGCCGATCTCGCCCGGCCCGGCCTTCCATTCCCGACTTTGCGGGTAGCAGTGGATCACCTGAAGTCCGGTGAAGGTGGCGGCCATCAGGCGGCTGTGCATGTCCACCCGGATCGGATCAGCCAGGGTGCTCAGCGGCGAACCGCTGATCAAGACGTCGATGCTCACCGTCAGGTCGGTGTTGATCGGTCCGGTGGTCGGCACCTCGTCGCTTTCCCCCAGCGGCTCCACCACCAGGCAAGGCATCTCTGACCTGGCCACCGCCTCCCAGCGATCCCTGAACACCCTCGAGCTGATGCCGGTGGTGGGGGTGATCGCGGTGACGATGGCCGCCAGGATCCGTTCGGATTTGCTCAGCGTCACGGCTTCACCTCCACGTCGCCAGCCTCAGGCCGCCGGCGCCGACCCAGGCCCAGCATCCGCCCAGCGGCAGGCAGCGCACCTTGGATGGGGCTGGGCACCAGCACGCCGAGCGCCCAGTTCCAGCGGCTCTCGCAGGCCACCCAGGGCGATGGTGCTCTGTACTCGCAGATGCCGATGTAGCCGGCCAGCAAGGCAGCGGTGACCCAGCTCATGGCTTCACCTGCTGGTGCTCGACCGGAACGGTAAGCCTGAGCTGGAACATGGTCGCCAATGCCGGGATCCCCACCGCCAGCACCAGGCCGATGCCGGCGATCTGGGCGAGCCGGGATTCCAGGGCGCGCT